ACGAGCTTGTGATCGCGCTCTTTTAATGTCTCGATAAAATCGCCTGGCAAGGGTGTACTATCCCAAACGTCGATCGCTGCGTCTGTGTACTCGGCTGATGTGAAATCGGCAAGTGTGTAGATACGATCAGGGTTGTAATCAATGATAGAACACAGTAACGGCTCTTCGTGCTTGACGTTGTACGTGCCAGGAAGCCGCAAGATGCGAGCGAGATCGTAGCAGCTATCAGCTATGCCGTCTGATTTGCCGTTATTCAATTCGCCAATCAAACCGAGATTGCGGCTCTTGATTGCGTCTAAATCAGTCTCGAAAGATCGGAGCAACCAGAAGGCATGTAACCCTTTGCCAGAGTTGACAATCATACTAGGAGGCTTGGGAAGTGAGCGGAGTTTCTCTAGCCCTTGTATTGGGTTGATGTAGCTATCGTAATCAACCCATAGCACGCTACTTCCTATCGAGTGTTTCTCTAATCCTCTACCACGTTCGGGAGGCTTGGCAAGCGGTGTGATGCGGACGTAGACATTGCCGCGCTTCTCAACTGCAAGGGCAGCTTGCAGCAACTTCGCTAGATCGGCCTTCTGAAACCATTGGGTGTGTACCTGTGTACCTTTGATTATAGACAAGCCGATCACAGCGCTTGCTGGTGTGTGTGCGTGGACAAGTGCTAAATAGTCATACGATGGGGCCATGGGCTTGCTCCTGATTATAGGCAATCTTCTAACGAAGTAAAGTTTAGGGTATAAGTATACGACCTAGATCACTAAAATAATCCTGAAATGCCCGATAGTTGTAGCCCATATAGACGATCGTTTGCCCTTTCTTGGCTTGTCCCCCTGTCTTGCCTTGCTCGTTGACAAAACACAGCCGTTCGCGCAAGCAACAAACAGGAAAGTTTCGCCATAACTCTTCATACCATTTGTAGCCTAATGCGCTGTTGACGATTGCTACGGCTTCCGTAACACCAGCGGACAGAAAGCGTTTTTCTAGGTTATTGATCCAAGAAGCAGCATCATCGAAGGGAGGATTTAGCCAAACCTTGCCGTACCATGGTCCGGTTGCTGGTTTATTGAGGGTGTAGTATGTCGTTGCTTTGATCCAGGTTTGCGGCAGTTCAGCAGTACATGGATCAAGATCAATTTGACCTAATAGCGTGCGAGCGCGTTCTATGATGTGCGGTGGAGTATACCATTCCTGTGTAGCTTGACTTGTCAAGACTTGCATGGGCTGTTGCATTGGTTTAGCTCCTGCTTACTATTTAGGCTATACTGTCAATTGCCTGCCTAACGGTTTCAGCATAGCGCGTTGTCAGTTGCCCGCTGGATTGCACTTCAGCCCATGCAGCCCAAACTTCAAGGCGGATAGGCTCTGGTACCATAGCCCAGTGTTGGCGACACATGAGATAGCGCTTTGGTACCTGTCGATTGCAGCCACGCGCCTTACATGCATGTGTTGTCTCACGTGCTGATCTTGTTTTAGTCATTTTTTCCACCATGGCTTGAATGCTTGCAATTCTTCAACAGTCGGAAAATTACCGTTAAATGTAACAGCGCGGTCGTCAAGTGTTATAAATGCACTTGGCTTGTGTGTAGGAAATGATAGGTTTAGTAGTAACGATGTACGCGGTATTGGCTGATTATGCATGCGTAGTTGTGTATGGTATATTTGATCCCATTTGGCAAACCAATCTTCCATGGCATCTATTCCGCCATCTTGGTGCGAGCGAGCGGAAAATATTTGTACATCGAAAGTACAAATCGCTGCGTATAAGAAATCGAAAGCGTAGCTAACTGGTGGATCAGAAACTACGCCAGCGCCTTGCCAACCAGATGTATATGAATGAATGACGCCATCAAAATCAACGCATAGTATTGATTTTGTCATTTACGTGTTCTTTCCGTTTTCATTAGTCGAATGGTCGTATCGTTGTGCTAGTGATTACGAGTATATTATCATTTTTCATTAATTTGCCTCTGCGCATGCGCGATAAGCTGTAATTTGTCCGGTATGTAGCTAAATCCTCGTTGAATACCTCTTTCTAGGTATAGAAACCATAATGTATTCATTGTATCCGCATGCCCTAAACGCTTCACCTTATGTGTTAATTGTTGCGCACTTGCATGGTGTATTTTATTCACTTAGTTTATTTCTCTCGCTATCAACACAGGTGGTAGCAGCATCAGCCGAACGATAGCTGCCGTGGCAACGCATCAATTATAGCATTTACCAAATATTCAACATATTCTAATTGACTATCTGTTATACCAGCATTGTCAAGCATATCCGATATAGCTTTACGAATGTTTACATCATTTTCTACAGAATGCATTGCTGCTAAAGCGTTAAGCGCATCTTGTACTTTTAGATAGGCTACAAGTGTAAGATACTTCATTGTTTTGCTCTTTTCTCAACTTCTCTTATAAGCCGTGTCAGTCCGTTATCCGATACGTTTAGGTAATATTGACGCATTGCATAACTAAGTGTATCAGCAGCACAAGATCGGCCTTCAGCTTGTGCTACCTCTAATGCCTGGTGTGCGTCTATGTCTAATGTATGCATGCGTAAAGCAGCATCAGCTATAAGCTCATTGCGAACGTTGAATATTTTCTGTTTCATGTGGGCTTCCTTTCAGAGATAGAGAAAATCGGTACTTGTCAAGTAACGGATTGACAAGTACCGATCCTATCGGCAATCGATATGAGCGCAACCGGAGGCCGTTACCCCTACCGATTGCCGATTTTTGCCTTCCTACTGCGCAGGAGGGCGGCATGCTGGCGACCATCTATAGTGTATCATAGATAGTCGGTTGTGTCAAGGGCTTTAACTTTTCTCTCAGGATTTCTGTAGAACAAAAATTCAGTGTATTTTTGACACCTGCGTTTTATCTGACTAGAAAGCGGTGTAAGGGTGTGAAGGGTTCACACATGCACGCACGGGAGTGAAAAAAGGGCCTTGAAAATGGCCCTCATGTGTAACTGAAAATACTCCTCACACCCTTACAGGAAATTTTCTGTGGTCGATATAGAAAAAGGCTTCACACCCTTAACGTTGACGGACGTGGTACAATGGCAGTGTACCGATCCTCTTACTCCCCACGAGCCGTGGTGAGCGGTGTTACCGGCAGTAGTGGGCGCTGCTGGTGATGCCGCTCACACACCTGTGTTATGGGCGCATGAACTCTGAACAGATCCTACAGCGTTTCAACGAGATTGCGGATCGCTCCGATGCGGAGAGCGCTGTGTTAGTGCGCCAGTTAGGTGAGCTGTTCTATGCACGATTGCGGCATACGACGGAAGTATACGAGCAACTCGGTAAAGATTTTCAGTCACTTTCTACAAGTGTGATCGAACGTCTACGTAAAAACGAGCAACGTCAAGATGCACAGCTTGAATTGCTTGTTGATAAGATGCACACGATTGGCAATCGCTTTATGAGCGTTGAAAACAAGGTTGATGAACTAGCCGAAACAGTCATGCAATACTTTGCAGCTAACGAGCATGAGCGATCAACAGAAAATACCGATTGACACAACCTTGCTACGTCTTATGATTGAAGATGCTGTTAAACGTCAACTTGTTGATGAAATAGCGCCTGTGAGAACGCAGCTACAGATACAAGAAGGTATATGGAAACAATTTAACCGCGATCTAACGGTGCAAAATGCGTTGTTTACGGATTTAGATGAGCTTGTGAGAGGTAATCCAAAACAAAATCTCATAGGCTTGGCTGACCAGATACATGAGCAAAACAAGCAGAATACGGAAGCTAGACAACATTTTAGCGATATGATCGCGCAAGTTAAGTTAGAGCTGTCAGGAGCGATAACGAAAGTGAAAAGCGATCTTGTGCAGAAAGTGAATGAAATCGTTATCAAGCAAGATGAAGCAACAAAACGCCGCGAAGCGCTGATCAACCAGGCAAGGGGTGCTAGATGGGCTTTGCTTGCATTAGCGGTTGTAACAGGTTTGCCATATCTCGAATTGTTAGGCAAGCTGTTACATCTGGTACCGTAGATGATAACCTGTGTTGTGGTAACTGATGCGCCTAGTAGGCGCGTTTTTGCTTTATAGGTGATGTATGCCGTATTTCGTGTTTGACGGCGCGGTTATAGCCGATCTACACAAGAATAGGGGCTATAGAGCTGCGTATTTCTGCTACCGAGTACATGTGTTTCCTCGGATAAGACTATATGGCGCGTTTAGATATTACTGACATACGATAGATCGTGTAATTGGACACTATTAAACATGCGTGAGGAAATAAAACCGGATCAATGGCGTATCTTCTTTGCATCGCTCGAAAAAGCGGAAAGTATCAGTATTGCTTGCCGTAAAAGCAGGATACCGCGCGCAACAGCATATTGGAGTAAAGCGAACGTTGGTTGGATTAAAGAGCGATGGGAAGAGGCTTTAGCCGCTGGCGTTGATTACCTCAAAGATGCGGCACTTGAAAGAGCGGTTGATGGCGTTACATCGACACATCAGATATATGATCGCAACGGCAAGTTAGTTAGTGAATATACCGAAACAAAATATAGCGATCGTCTTTTGCTAGCACTTCTAGCTAGTCGCGATCCCTCTTTCCGTCAATCGAGTGCCGATCAGGTACAACAAAGGTTAGTGCAAGAGTTGACGCGCATGCTCGATTTGTTTCAGAAAAGGCTTGCACCAGATGTGTATCAGCAGATCATAGACGTGTTAGCAACAAGCGATGATTTTAACCAAGTTGGCACAGAAGCGCCGCGCTACCTTACAGACGGCGAAAGCGATCCAACCAGAATTTAGGGGCAGCGCTCTTGCAATCCAATCGACAGAAGAATTTGAGACAATCATACAGGGGCCGGCTGAAACTGGCAAAACGTTTGCAGCACTATGGCGCGTTGATAGTTTTCTCCGCTCCTACCCTAATGCGGTTGGTATTGTAGTACGTAAAACAAGGGCTAGTCTTTTTGCTACGGTACTGCGAACGTATGCTAAGATCGTTTCTCTTAGGGGTAATGATGTAAAGCCGTTTGGAGGCAAAAAACCCGAATGGTATGATTACCCAAATGGTAGCAGGCTTTATGTAGACGGGCTGGACAAAGCAGAAAAGCTCCTATCTGGTGAATTTGATATTATCTATGGTAATCAGGTTGAAGAGTTTAGTTTAGGTGATTGGGAAACTTTAACAACTCGCGCTACAGGAAGAGCCGGAAATGCACCCTATTCAATGGTGTTGGGAGATTGCAATCCCGCAACGCAACATCATTGGATCTTGCAACGCAAGCATTTGCAGCTGCTACCGTCGTATCACACTGACAACCCTCGGTTGTACGATGCGTTAGGTGTAATAACACAAGCTGGAAAGCGTACACTTGAGATCCTAGGTCGGTTGACAGGTGTGCGGTTCTTTCGTCTGTTAAAAGGGCTATGGGTTAGTGCAGAAGGAGCGATCTACAACGAGTACAACCCTGATCTTCATCTCGTTGATTGGTTCGAACCGCCGCGCGATTGGTTGCGTATTGTAGGGATCGATTTCGGCTACAACAACCCTTTTGTATGCCAATGGTGGGCGCTAAGTCCTGACAATGTGTTGTACCTCTATCGAGAGGTATACATGACAGGTAGATTGGTTGATGACCATGCAAAACAGATACAACAAATCGAAAAATGGTATTTGGTTGATAGCGTTGGCAATCCATTGCTTGATCGCAATAGCTTACCAATACCTAATCCGCAAAGAGAGCAGATATACGCTAGAATTGCAGATCATGACGCCGAAGATAGAGCAACACTTAGTAGAAACGCAATTGAAACTATTGCGGCTTATAAATCCGTCAAGATAGGCGTTGAAGCGGTACAACTAAGAATGCGCTTGCGTGGTGACGGCTTGCCAGGCTTGCGATACATGCGTGACACATTAGTTGAGATCGATCAAGAGTTACAAGACAATCATAAACCGATGTGTACTATTGAAGAAATAGAGAGTTATGTTTGGGCTAAATCAGCCGATGGAAAGCCTGTTAAAGAAGAGCCATTGAAAAAAGATGATCACGGTATGGATACGATGCGCTATGTAGTTGCATTCGTTGATAACATCGGGCAGGAGTTAGAAGAGCAAGAAGAGATATACTACCCTGATACTGAGGAAATAGATGTGCCCTTCTAAACATGTGTTAGCAAAACTGCCGAATGGTTGGTACGTATGTGAACGCTGCTTTGAGACGTTCAATACAGAAAGTGAAACAAGCGATTGTATACCTCGTATACGCAAGTCTGAATTAGCACGTAATCTAGACTATAAACTATTTGATCGCTGGTTGAAGCGAAATGAAACGGAAAACGACCCAAATAAACGCTCGTATTGAGCGCCAATATCTTGTAATGTTTCTCAACTATAAAAGCAGACTATGGCATTTGCGAGCATACAAGACACAAGAGGAGGCTGAAGAAAAGAGCACGCACCTGATCGAAACAAGGCAAGCGTCACGTTGCATCGTATCTCTTGCGCTATTTACAGAGGAAAAGATAAAACAATAGTGTTAACATCTCTTCCAAGTTATCAAGTAAACGAGCGGTACATAGAAATTGTAGATGGTGAGACAATCCACCGTCTAGCACCGAACTATCGCACACTAAAAGATAAAATAGTAGCATACGAATTATACGTTAACGGCAGCACTGCAACGGTAATTTGTCAACGCATACATGACGGAAAACTCTTTCGTATTTGGCTACTAAGCGCGACATCACCCGCAATTGCGGTAGAGGAAAAGAAAAGCAATGACAACATGGCCGGTTGAAGATACAACTGTCGGCAATTTTCACTATATCGGAGCGGCGTTGACGCTTGCCGAATTTCGGCAGTATTGCATCGACTATAAAGCATCAGGGCAATTCGGTAGCGAGCCGCCCTCGTATGTGATCTATCATCATTCATACAACCCCGACGTTAGTTGGGCACCAACATCGACTAATCAAGCAACATGGTGGGATCGCAACGAGAGCGGTATGACGCTTGCACAGAAGAAAGCAAAGCGTAAGCTACAACTCGATAGCATCATGCGCTACTATCGAGATGAAAAGAAATGGACAACAGGACCGCATCTATTCGTTGACGATCTCTTTGTATGGTTGTTTACCCCTTTCTACTATGTCGGTATCCACGCCAACGAAGGGAATAGCTATACAAAGAACGGCAAAACGCGGTATAGTGTTGGTATGGAAGTAATCGGCAACTATGACAAGGTACTT